ATTTAAAGGAAAAAATCTAAGTTCTCTATTTGAGGACATTTATAACAACCAATTAAGTAAAAAACAAAAAATAAGTTCTTTAATAGAAGAATTAAAGAAGATGATAAAACATGCGGGCGATGTAGCCAGTATAGGGCCTATATTATCATCACTCATTGATAGTTCAGTTAAGAACGATGACCAGTTAGTTAAACTGGCAACCATTGCAACAAAAATTATAGCAGCAGAAAAGAAAACCGAAGGACAGGATGGATTCCTTACTGAATTTGAAAAGAATCAATTGCTTAAAGAATTAGAAGAAACTAAACAAGAAGTGGAAAGAGTAGATGATTTAGAATTTGAGTTAGAAGATTTAAAAAAGAAAATGAAGTAATATGGGTAACTTATTTGCAAATAGAATATCCAATTCTAGAAATATTAGAACTATTGGTACCGGTGAAGTTACAACAGAATTTGGTGTAGTGTATTCGGTAATATTGGATGAAACCCATCCAGATATAGCACAAAAATCCAATAAAATGGCATACATTGGGGCTATAAAATTTAGAGAATTAAATAATTTTACATCAAATGAATCGGAATTACCACTTGCTTTAAAACTGGATTCGAATACAAATAATTTACCAACTGTAAATGAAATTGTAAAAATTGTAAAAAATGGTGCTGGGATATTTTATCAGAGAATGTATCCTAGTGATAACCAAAATACAAATGCGGTAATTAATCAAATCAGTACAAAAAGAGAAGATAAGCAAGAAGATAAAGCACCAGAGGGAAATATACAAAATATCAGAAACGTACAAGCAACAGGTATTACTAAAACGAATCAAGATTTAAGTTCTAAATTTGATAAATTCGGTGATTATTTTAAGTTTGAACCTGGTATTCATAAATTAAAATTATACGAAGGTGATACAACTATTGAATCTCGTTTTGGTCAATCAATACGATTTTCTGGATATAACAATCCAGGTAGAGTATTTGCACCAACAACTATTATAAGAAACGGTGAAAATAGTATAAGTAAAGCATCTGGTCCTGATGTAACAACAACCGAAGATATAAATAGAGATGGTACTATCATAGCAATGACCTCTGGACAATATGAATTGGGATTTCAACCGGGAGTAGTTGATAAAAATGGCACATCTGATTTTGCAACAAAACCTAATAGTTTTGATTCATATCCGCAAAAATTAAGTGGAGACCAATTACTTTTAAATTCGGGTAGAATTATTTTATCTTCAAAATCAGGTGAGTTAATTTTTTATTCAAAAAAGAATTATGGTTTTATTTCCGATGGGGTAGTTAATATGCAATTTTTAACACCAGCGGGACCTACAAAAATTGGACCAGAAAATAAACCAAAATTTGATGAAATATCCGGAAAATTAAATAATATTTTGAGTAAACAAAATCAAACTTCATAAATTATGGCAGAATTTTTAAATAATATTGTAAATAAAGAAATTTCAAATCTACCAATAAATCCTACGGAAGCATTGGGAAAGATACAAGATGCTTCAAATTTAGTCAACAATTTTAATATTCCTGGAATTCCTAAAATTGATAACCCTTTAAAGGCATTAGAAGGAAAATTGCCATCAAAAGAATTAGCTGATAAGGCAGCTGCCAAATATAAAGAATTACAAGATAAACTTAATAATCTTAAGAAAACAAAAGTTAATATTAAAAAACCAAAGTTGTTTAAGCCAAAAGAAGTACCTGTACCTAAAAAATTTAAAAAAGCTGAATTAGAAAAATTAAAAGGATTGACAACACAAGCACAAGGATTGGCATCTCAGGCACAAGGATTGGCATCTCAGGCACAAGGATTGGCATCTCAGGCACAAGGATTGGCTCAAAACGCTTTATCACAGGCACAAGGATTAGCATCACAAGCAAAAGGATTAGCATCACAAGCACAAGGTGCATTATCGCAGGTACAAAGTTTACAAACAACGGTATTATCTCAGGCTCAAAACATAGCGTCAAAAGGGCAATCGGCCGTAGCACAAATTGCAAAAGAAATAAATAAATAAAATGTCTTGGGAAATTTTTAAAAATAACGTACTTCAAAAATTATGTGATGCATCAAGAGTATCTAGCATAGAATACGTTGCGGATGTTTATGCAAAAGAATATGATGCGTGTGTAAAGAGAGGTGGAGATAGTATAAACCGAATTCCTATTTTAAAAGGAAATATTGAAGGTATGAAAACGGCATTTATTAGAGCACTTAATACCGGATTATCATCTACTGATGCATATGATTTAACAGGTGCAATGGGAGAGGGAGTAAAAATATATTGGACAGGTGCAACTTTAGTTACACCAACTCCACCATTGATAACCGCTACCCAAGCGGCGGCAGGTGCGGTAGCAAATATAACGGCTAATAGTAATTATGTTTCTGTTGTAGGGCAATGGAAGAATACAAATGCGGGTGCAAGTACGCCACCAACTCCACCCAATAGACAAAATAATCAATCAAATACGGCACCATCTAATAGACAAAATAATCAACAAAATCCGCCACCTGGAAATCCAAGTGGTAAAAAAATATTAATAGTTGGAGATTCTATTACGGTTATATCAAAGTATACTTGGTCAGGAATATTTCAAACACTGATTCTGATATCGATATGGGAGATAATTCAACAAAACCAACTAGATTAGTAAAAACAAGAGCTGAAATGGAAAAATTATTAGCAGAGTATAGAGTTTTTCAAAAATCAATAAACATTATAAAAAATGCAATAATTGTTCCAAAAATTTCTTTAGGTGTTATTGGAGATGGATTCCACCCGTCATATGCACAGGCCAAAAGATTATATGAACATATATCAAAATATTAAAAATGTCTAAAATTATACCAAACAATAGATGTGAACTTTTAGTAAATGATTTTATATCATTGGCTAAACAGCATCTACTAACGGTAGAAGGACAAGCCGTTTGTACTACTACATTTGCAAATGGTCTTACTTTACCAAGTGTTGCATCTTGGAGAGGATATGTATGTGAGCCAGAGCAACCATCCGTATCAATACCAGATGCACCGGCCGTATCTACTGGGTTTAAAAGTACTGGTGATTTGACACTTGCTGAAATAGAATATTACAAAGAAGATGTTGAGCAATTATTTGCAGTTGCATACCCAGCCGAAGTAGAAGCGGCACCAATTTATAATGGAGCAAAAACAATTAATACTGCTAATACTCCAAATACATCGTATGTTGCAAGTGGCACAGATGCAAGAAAGATTGCAGAAAATTATTTAGGTAGAAATATGTCAGATGAAGAATGGAGTAATTTTATTGCAGCAATCTTTTCAGAAGCAGGAAGAAACCAAACCGAAGAAGCATATGTAGCGGCTGCTATATTAAATAGGGTTAGAACCAAATTTACACCAGTAGGAGCAGGTAATACCAGATTTAAATTTGATACGGTTACGGATATCCTTTCCCAACAGTTTCAGTTTGAAGCCGTAACTGGTAGTTCTATAAATGGATTTAGAGCCAGTCCAAACTATTTAAACGGCCCTACTAGAAATATTGAAATATCAATATATGGAGCTATAAAAAATATTTTACCAAATGTAGATAAGAGAATTATAAACTTTACTTCTAATAATGATTGTTTGTACGTTAATTGTGATAGAGGTAATATTATTTATCAAAACGGAAAACCAGTTAGAATACGAGGAAGAAGTTACGATTAATCAGAAGGAAAACAACCTACTAAATCAAAAAATACTGGATTATCAATGGCCAAAGCTATGATGGAAGATGAAACGATAGTAGAATCTATTCAAACCAAAGTAGTAGAGCAAAAGCAATTTAGTAAAAACCCAATGATTAATCAAATTTTAAATGAAACTGCAATAGCACCGGCTACCGGTGATGGTGGATTCAGAACAATGAATTTTGGACAAGCAGATATGGGTTCAATTGTAGGTAGAACTGCAATAGCTGATAAAATGGGATATGGTGATTTAGCTAGAGGACCACAGCCAACTGGATTGGGTGTTCAAACTGGTGTTGCCGAATTGGATAAAGCTTTGAATAGAGATTATTCTGAACTTGTTAAAAGATTTAAGAAAAAATAATGGCAATAATAGTTGGGCAATATATCGTAACAGGGAATAATAAAAATGTTCAAGATTATGCATATGGCATAAAATACCCATATGCTATGACAAATAATACATTTGAATTGGCATATGATAATATAACTCAACTTAAAACGAATTTAAAAAATTTATTATCAACAAAAAGAGGAGAAAGAATTAATCAACCACTTTTTGGTTCTAATCTACATCAATTTATTTTTGAGCAACAGAGTGAAGATTTGAATAATAAAATTTTTAATGAAATAGAAAGAACGATAGCGTTCTGGATTCCGCAGGTATCAATTTCGCAGATAGAAGTAAGTTCTACTCCAGATATGTTAGATAGAGGAGAATTGGAAATAAAAATAACTTTTCAAGCGGATTATAATAATCAGTTATTTGATGTAAATTTTAAAGTAAGAAGCTAACATATGGCAATAAATGTTGTAAATAAGAATTTTAAAAATAGAGGAAAGGATGTAAAATATCTTAATAAAGATTTTGAATCCTTTAGAAGTGGACTCGTAGAATACGCAAAAACATACTTTCCTAAAACATATAATGATTTTAGTGAAGCATCGCCAGGTACAATGTTTATTGAAATGGCAGCTTATGTTGGGGATGTTCTTTCTTATTATATAGATGATACATTTAAACAATCATTAATGCTATATGCAGATGATATACAAAGTGTAATTCCTTTAGCAAGATTTTTAGGATATAAACCAAAAGTAACATCACCGGCTGCTGTAAAATTATCGGTGTACCAACTGGTACCGGCAATAGGTTCTGGAGTAAATAATAAGCCGGATGAAAAATATTATTTAAGAATTAAATCGGGATTACAAGCTACATCATCTAATGGAATAAATTTTATAAGTTTAGATATTATCGATTTTTCTCAAGAAATTGATAGAGAAATTACTGTTTATCAAAGAGATTCTATAACCGGAGAACCAACGTTTTATTTAATTAAAAAATATGTAGATGCAATATCTGGCAACGAAGTTGAAAAGATAATAGACTTTAATTCATATACACCGTATCAAAGAATATTGTTACCGGAATCAAATGTGATTCAAATATTAGATGTAAGAGATTCTAATAATAACAAATGGTATGAAGTTCCGTATTTAGGACAAGAAATGGTTTTTATTGAGCAACCAAATATAGAATCAAAAGATCCTGATTTATATCAGTTTAAATCATCTGTTCCTTATATTTTAAAAACAATAAAAACGCCTAGAAGATTTACAACCAGTATTAACACCGATGGTACAACCTTAATACAATTCGGCGCAGGAGACCCTTCTGCATCCGATGAACTATTAATACCTAATCTTAAAAATGTAGGTCTTGGATTGCCAAACTCTATTAATAGATTGGAAGAATCTTTTGACCCAACTAATTTTTTAAAAACAAAAACATACGGTACATCACCTGCAAACACAACAATGACGGTTAAGTATTTAATCGGTGGTGGAGTACAATCAAATTCACCAGTGAATTCAATTAATTCTATAAGTAGAATAGAATTTGATGAGGATATTACATCATTTTCAACAACCGAACTTTCGTTATATATTAAAATGAAAAGTTCAGTTGCAATTGATAACGATGTACCTGCGTATGGTGGTAAAAACGGTGAAACTATTGAAGAAATTAGACAAAATGCATTAGCAAATTTTGGTTCTCAAAATAGAGCAGTAACCACAAAAGATTATCAAGTAAGAGTATTATCGATGCCACCAAAATTTGGTGCTGTTGCTAAATCTTACGCAACCGCTGATGGTACGTTGGATAATAATTCTCCGGCCTCTATATTGGCATCTCCAAATAGTTTGCAAGAATTTACCGATTTGGTTATGAGTTTTGTAAATAAACCAGATAATGAAGAACCGGATGTTGCTAGTGTTAAAGAAGATATTACAAAATTTTTAATTGGTAAAACATCAAATGAAAATGAAAAAAATAATCCATTTGCAATAAATCTATATTTGTTAGCATACGATGTAAACGGTAATTTAACAGGTGTAAATAGTAATAGAGCTTTAAAAGAAAACATTAAAACTTATTTGAATGAATATAAAATTCTTACAGATGGTATTAATATTTTAGATGGATTTGTCATAAACATTGGTATAGATTTTGAAATTATTTGTTATGAATCATATAATAAAAGTGAAGTATTGATTAATTGTATTAATGAATTAAAAGAATATTTTATAATAGATAATGAAGTAAAATATCCAGATAAAGACATTAAAGGTAGAGTAAGATAATGGCATACTATTTTTTAACAGCATCAAAAGATGCAGCGATATATCTCCAACAGCCCAATCAAAATTGTGGCTTAGATGAAGTAATGGAAATAAGTAAAATTTACTATGGAAATATAAAAGATATTTCTAGAGCTTTAATAAAATTTGAAAATGGATTTGTATCAAAATCAATAGCAGAAGGTTCAATGAAATTAACTGAAGCTACTCTAATATTAAGAGAAACTGAAAGTGAAGAAATTCCTTTGGATTATACATTATATGGATATCCAATATCTCAAAGTTGGCAAATGGGAGTTGGGACTAGGTTTGATGGTGTAACGACACAAGGAGTTACGTGGAATTATAGAGAAGGTGATTCTAATTTAGATTGGTTACCAATTGGTGTATTTTCTGGAAATGCAACTGGCTCATCTCAAGGCCAGGGTGGTGTTTGGTATTCTTCACCATCTACAAACCAATCATTTAGTTACCAAACCGCAGATATTCATATGGATGTTACATCTCTTTTGAGAGCATGGAATAGTGGTTCTATAAAAAATGAGGGTATGGTAATTAAACATTCCGGTGAAGTAGAAAATAATACGGAAGATTACGGTATAATAAAAGTATTTAGTAAAGAAACTAACACGATACATCAACCAAAGATTAGAGTAGGATGGGATGACCAATTGTTTGTAGTGGGTTCTTTATCACCTTTAACAAGTGATGATATTGTTGTTAGTGTGAAGAATTTTAAAAAAGAATACAAGTTAGGCACTAATCCTAAAATAAGAGTTTTTGGTAGAGAGCAATTTCCTTTAAAAACTTTTTCAAATTCATTTGCGTATAATACAATAAAATATTTACCAACATCATCATATTATCAAGTAAAAGATTTCCATTCAGAAGATATAATAATTCCATTTGGAGATTATTCAAAATTAAGTTGCGATACTAGTGGAAATTATTTTAAATTAAACTTAAGTAATTGGGAGCCAAATAGGGTTTATAAAATTGAATTTAAAATAGATAGAGGGGATGGTGATGTGAAATATTTTGATGAAGATATTACATTTACTGTTCTAAAAAATTAATATGATAAAAAGTGGATTAAAGAATGAGGATAAAGTTAGTGAATTACTAATTAGTGGTTCTTTGGCGATTAAGACAAAGAATAATTCAGGTGTCCACATATTTGATGATAAAAATTTAGAAGCTGGTATAATTTTTGGTAAACTTACAAAACCAAAATATGATGAGAATGAGGTATTAAAATCTATCGATACAACAATCATAGAATTATTACCAATAGAACCACCGCCGTTAGATGATACCGTTCCACGTCCGATATATAATGAAGCAACTCAATCTATAATAGATTTAACCGAAGAAGTTACTGAATTGAATACAATTGTATTGGATTTAACTGCAAAGGTTTCTGAATTAGAAATAGTAACACAAAGTTTAAGAATAGAAGTTGATAATCAGAGTTTAAATGCAGCACAATCACAAAACAATGCAGCACAAATTGGGTTAAAAATAGAAACATCGGTAGTAGACCTTTCAAATGCTATTCAAAAAGCAACATCAGAAGCTATACAAAGAGCATCATTGACAGCAAGAATTGCTTCTTTAGAAGAACAAAATAGAGAATTGAAAGAAAAGCTAGATGGTAAAGATGCGAAACTTGCGGAAGGTTCTAAAGTTGGAATGGATGTATCTCTTAAAGTTATCAAAAAAGGAGAGGAAGGTGGAGATGATATTTTATTCAATTCAAGAGCAAATGCAAAAGGTGAAGTTACTTGGATAAATGGTCCTGACGTTGAGGTATATAATTTTTCAAATGAAAGTATAACCGTTTCATTTGAATCGACTGGAGAAACCGGAGATGCTTTAGAAAAAGTAGCATCTGTTACACTTGAACCTAAAGCAAAGAAAATAATATTACTAGCGCCAAACAAGGGAGCTGTTAGAGATAAAACACCTGCTAAAGCGGTTGGAACTAGTAGGGATAAATTATATAAAGGTTCATTTATAGCAAAAACTAAATCATCAACAGTTACATTGACCGTTGGACTACAAAAACAAAGAGGTAATAAATTTGAAGGATAATGGCAATAAAATCATTTAAAGAAATAATTGAAAATAAGGGGTATAGACTAAACCCACAAGACAGAAATATTTTTGAAGAATCTGATATACAATCTTTTTTTGGTATTAGTGAAAATGATTATATTGAGTTTGTAATATACGATGCAAACGATAATCAATTAAATCAAAAAAATTATGGTGGCGTACGATATATACCTTTAACTGGTCAAAACATTAGAGATTATTTTTTATTAACCGAAGGAACTTTATTTCAAAAATATAAATTCCCATCGGAATATTTTATAGATGTAAATCGTTTAATAAAAGAAGCCGGATATAATTCAGGTATTTTTAAAACACAAATTACATTAATTAACAAACGATTGGGCAGTGATAAGGAATTTGATAAAGTTTGGATTCAAGAAATTTCTCCATCAAGAACGGAGATACGCGTTTTAGTACACAAAAAGGGAATAGATTTATTTTCAGAACTTGGGCAACAATATAACGCATTTGTTAATGATTTGGAATTTAGAGATGATACGATACGAACTATTTTTGAGTATATCGAAAAAATTAATCCATCAGTTATTAGTACTTATTTGAAATCAACATATTCTGAAAAATGGGTACAAAAGCTTGTGCAAGAATATAATTTAAAAGATTTAGATTTATTTTGCACTCAAATTTATAATAAGTTCATGGAATCTACGATATATGAATTTACAAACCGAATATCTGATATCAATGATATTAATTATGGAAAACCAAAAGGTGTTAAAAACAGTATAACCCTATCTAAAAATGATATAAGAAAAATATGTGAAAGAATTTTGGTAAATGTTTTGCATAAATTTATGTTAGTACCTAATGTATCGTTTGGTTCTAAAGTAAATCAAACAATACAAAGTATGGATGAAGTTGAAAAAATAATTCAAACAAAGACATCAGATTTACAAATTGATACAAAAATACCAGAAAAGAAAATAGCGGTTATAATAAAAGAAACACCACCGGAAGAAGTAATTAAAGAAAAGGCAATTAAAGATGTGATATCGGATGTTATTAAAGACGATATCATAATACCAAAGACTGATATATTGCCTGCAGATGAAGTTGGTGTTTTACCAAAATTAGAACCACCACAAGAAATTGTTGTAGAACCTAAACCTATTGGCGCTCTACGAGGAATTTTCAGAGGCAGAGGACGTGCGATTGATAATCGTCAGGCAGAAGGAAATAATAGAAATTCATTTGATATAATGGATTCGGTACAAAATAGGATTTTAGAATAAAATATTTATATCCAAATGGCAAGATTAAATGACGATAGAATAGAACAATCGGATGAGCTCATAAAACAACAATTGGAGCAGAATGTAACATCGGTAGTTGATACTTTACAACCGGTTGATGCTGTTATTTTGCCTGATGGTAAGCCAGCCATTGTGAATAATAACAATGATATTGTACCAATAGGCGGACAAAATACAGCTGGCACTATAAATCAGGATGGTAATCTTATTTTTATTGTCAATTCAAATGAAAGTGGAGCTACACTATTTGTAAATGGGGAAAATACATTTAAAACAACTCCTACAAAATTATCTTATACTTTAGGTGATATTTTAAAATTAGGACAAGTATTAATTACTTCTCAAAGAAGAGATGTATTTGCAAATGAAAGCTATAGAATTACGGTTGTACAAAATCCTAATTTTAGCGATACAACGTTTAATAATTATGAGCCGATATTAAAAAATGTAGACGGATTTTTATCGGTTGAACCTGATGCTAAAAAGGCAATTTTTACAAAAACACCACCTTATTCTTTTAAAATAGAATATTATATTGGAGATGTTTTACAAAATTCGGATATAACTTTTGATAATCAAAATGTTAGAGATTTATCATTTAATTTTCCGAAAAATACAAAACTACCAGTTGTACCCGTTGATGATGTTGCAATAAAAACACCTACGTTTAATTTAGTAGTTTCCGTTACCGGTCCAAATAGAGCGATTAATATAGAAAAGGCGGATGGTAGTGAACGAAGCTTGTTGAATAGTGGTAATACTGCAATTATCGCAGATTCTGGCGCAGATTTTGTAATATCAAGTGCGAACCCAGGACTTTATAGAGTTTTAAATGCTCAATATATTCCAGAAAATGGTAAAGGTACACCTGTTATAGCTGAAACTGGTGAAAATTTAGTTTATAGATTTACATTGACCGCCAATTCAGTTTTAAATGTAGAAGTTGAAGAAATAACTATAACCGAAACTACAACACCTTCACTTTCTATTGTAACATCTGATTCTTTATTAAAATATAATATTAATTCAAAAGCAGATTTACCTTTAGTTGTAAAGGCAAATGGAAATGTAACATCTATAACCGCTTACGTTAAAGATAAAGAATATACTTTTACAAAGGATAGTGCACAGAATGAAACGTTGATAATAATTCCTGGTTCGGCGTTTGATACGATAGGAAATTATAAATTAATATTAGTTCCTAAAAATGTATCAATCGATGGTAATCCATTGGAATTATCGATACCGGTATTTGATGAGGTGTTTGTTGGTGTTCCTGATTTAAGAAACATAGTATATCCTAAAGAAATAGTAGGAGCTGATTATTCTGGAACAAATGTTGATTTTCAAATATCATATGATTCCGTAAATACTGATTTTGTTAGAATATATATTAATAATTCTACCGGATATTTCAGACAAGCTGCGGGTGGTAATGTCAGTTTTAATTTTCAAAAACTTCTTGAATATATTAATTACGATACTTCTGCAAATGATAAAGTAATTAGTATTATTTTAAAACTTGT